CGTATGGTGAGGGGGCACCCTCCTGTACGCGAGGCGTGCGTGTCCGTCTGTATACATAGTATTCCACGCAAACAATTAGCAACTTTTCCTGCCACATAGCATGTCTTATGTAGGCTGCTTCCCCTTTTTGTTTCAACTTTTGTCTTAGGAGTCCCATACCCAAAAAATTTTTTGCAAATTTTTAGGATTCTGATTGCAACTCTTGTCAAGGGGTCTAATATGCTAAGCTCAAGGCAAAGCTAAGACTAAGGCGTCACCTGAGCTTAAGGAGTCTCATGTCGCTGCCCGGGAGGGCGCGACACCTAGATAGCATGAGGTAGGAGGCAACTTAGTCTAAGGGGACTACTTAGGTTTGAGTTCATGCCGTTACAAGACCGGATAGACCCCAATCTTCTGAAGAACATCAATCTTCTGCCTGTTGCAGAACAGGAGGAGATTCTTAGTCTCTTAGAGGAACTGGAGTCTGCTGAAGAGAAAGAGCGAGCCAGAGACACATTTATTGGTTTTGTTAATAATGTTTGGCCTGCCTTCATTGAGGGCCGCCATCACAAAATCATGGCCCGGGCGTTTGAGCGGGTTGCCAATGGTGAGTTAAAGAGACTCATCGTCAATATGCCTCCCCGGCATACTAAGTCTGAATTTGCTTCTTACCTGTTACCTGCTTGGTTCTTGGGCAAATACCCGGAAAAGAAAATCATTCAGACGGCTCACACTGCTGAGCTTTCAGTTGGTTTCGGGCGCAAGGTTCGGAACCTAGTAGACAGTGATGACTACAAGTCTATATTCCCCCAAGTTGCACTGAGGTCTGACTCCAAGGCTGCAGGACGCTGGAGTACCAACAAAGGCGGGGAATATTTCGCTATTGGTGTAGGCGGTGCCGTTACGGGTAAAGGTGCTGACTTATTAGTTATTGATGATCCGCACAGTGAACAGGAAGGGCAGAGTGCGGACCCGGCAGTCTTTGATCGGGTTTATGACTGGTACACCTCTGGGCCAAGGCAGCGTCTTCAGCCCGGCGGGGCCATCATTGTTGTAATGACCCGATGGCATAAAAGAGATTTGACTGGGCAGATACTTAAATCCTCCCTGCAAAGATCGGGTTCTGATGAATGGGAACTGATTGAGTTCCCGGCACTTATGCCTTCTGATGAACCGCTGTGGCCCGAGTTCTGGCCCAAAGATGAGCTTGAAGCTCTGCGGAATGAACTCCCGGCCCCGAAGTGGAATGCCCAGTATCAGCAAAACCCTACCTCGGAAGAGGGCGCTCTGGTTAAAAGAGAATGGTGGCGCGTCTGGGAAAAAGACAATCCTCCTGCTTGTGAGTTTGTCATCCAGTCATGGGACACGGCCTTTCTTAAGACTCAACGTGCTGACTACTCTGCTTGTACTACGTGGGGCGTCTTCTATCACCCTGACGAGTCAGGCATAGAGCAGCCCAACATTATTCTTCTGGATGCCTATAAAGAGCGGCTGGAGTTCCCGGAACTCAAGAAGAAAGCCTACGACTACTGGGTGGACTGGCAACCGGATGCATTTATCGTTGAGGCCAAAGCGGCAGGCACGCCATTGATATTTGAACTCAGGGCAATGGGTATTCCTGTTTCTGAGTACACCCCGTCCAGAGGTAATGACAAGATAGCTAGGGTCAACGCCGTCGCAGATTTATTTGCCTCTGGGATTGTTTGGGCACCTGAACTCAGGTTCGCGGAAGAGGTTATCGAAGAGTTTGCGGCCTTCCCTTCAGGGGAGCATGACGACTTGGTTGACTCCTCAACGCAGGCATTGCTCAGATTCAGGCAAGGCGGCTTCCTGAAACTGAACAGTGATGAAGAAGACGAGCCTATCTATGCTAGGAAGGCAAACTATTACTGATGGCGCGGAAAGCGTGATGGAGCAGCATGGCTTTCTTACAGAGCAACATTCCTTATTTTAAGTGCTGGGTCAGAAAGGAATACACCCACAACCACGCCAAGTATCACGGGGAGTTTCTCCATGCGATGGCGATTGCGGTAACAAGCATTCCCTGCCGGTCATTAAGTTTTCAGATTATTTTTACTGGCGCTGAAACTTATGACTCGGACGAACCCAATGTTCATGGTGGCGCTATGTGGGCTAGGATGCCCATTACGGCCTTGGTTGGAGATACGCCATTTGCTGAATGGCCTGAACCTATGCCGACTTGGGCGGCTCAACCTTGGGATTGCTCTTCAAGAACTCATTCTGTGTACGTGATGGATCGCTGCACCCCATGCCCTTGGCTTGCAAAAATAGACGGCGACTTCTACCCTGCAAAGTATTACTTTACGGTGGATTACACTGAGTCTGAAATTGCAGATGACCCTGCTCAGCATAAGCAGGCCCATGTTTTGGAATTGCTGGATGCGGGGCAGTGGACGGGGAATATCGTGGCGCTACCCAATAACAGAGTCAGGGTCACTCATCCGGCTTGGTTTGAGGTGGGCGAAGGAGCCCCAGATTTCAGGCCCTCGCAGCATGTCCATTACAGCAAATCAGATTTAGACTACACATTGGACGTTAACCAAGTGTTCGATAACCTTTATTCGGAGGACTCAGATGCTCAATAAATTTAATAGGTCTAAGGGGCCAAGGCGTGGCCAAATTAGCTCAGGAGGTCCGGCTCGCGGGAGGAAGAGTTCTGGCAACCCCTTTCAAGTTCAGAACATGGGGATGGGGTTTGCTGGCGGCGGAAAGATGAAAACCAAAGGCTACGCTGGTGGTGGCAAAATTCGCATGAGTCCCAAAATGATGGCGAACGGCGGTCCGACAGGCGCGGTCAAGCGTGACAATGCTAAGGCAAATGTTGCGCGTGGCAGTGGTGCAGCAAGGCCCCAACCTTTTAGAAAGAATGGCTGATGGCTATTGACCGAACCATTCGTTCCAACCCGCTGGTTGGGAACGGCCCGGGTGTCGAGGTTGAAATTGAAAACCCCGAATCTGTATCAATAGAAACAGAAGATGGCGGGGTAATCATTGATTTCGACCCGGACGCAAGCACATTGGCTTCGTTGGGGATGCTTCCGCATGACGCCAACCTTGCAGAGGTAGTTGATGAGGGTGAGCTAAACATCATCGCGTCTGAGTTGGTGGGTCTCTTCAAGTCTGACAAGGAAAGTCGTGCAGACTGGGAGCGTGCTTATGTTGATGGTTTGGATTTGCTTGGCCTTAAGCATGAAGACAGGACCACGCCTTGGGACGGGGCTTGCGGTGTTTTTCACCCGCTCCTGTCAGAGTCAGTAATTAAGTTTCAGTCCCAAGCTATTCAGGAGCTATTTCCTGCCAGCGGCCCAGTTAAGACTTCTGTTGTCGGCAAGCTGACCGATGAAAAAGAAGGTCAGGCCCACAGGGTTCAGGATTACCTGAACTATCTTCTTACGGAGAAGATGACCGAGTATCGGTCAGAAACAGAAAAGATGCTGTTTTCCCTGCCTTTGGCAGGCAGCGCCTTTAGGAAAGTCTACTTCGATCCCAGCATGGGACGCCCGTGCAGCATGTTTGTACCGGCAGAAGACTTTGTTGTGAGCTACGGGGCGTCCGATTTGACGACCTGTGAGCGTGCAACGCACATCATGAAGCGCACCACTAATGATGTCCGTAAGCTTCAGGTGTCTGGTTTCTACCGGGATATAGAGCTTGGCGCTCCGTCTTCAGACGTTGACCGGGTAGAAGAGAAGTACAACCGCCTGACGGGGGATAGTGCGAGCTATGAACTTGATTCCCGTCACACGATTTTAGAAATTCAGGTTAATTTAGACCTTCCGGGGTTTGAGGACGAAGAGGGTGGTGAGCCAACAGGCATTGCGCTGCCTTACGTAGTGTCTATTGACCTTGGTTCTAGGGAGATTTTGTCGATTCGGCGGAATTGGTATGAGGGCGATAGCCTGAAAACCAAGCGTGAGCACTTTGTTCACTACCAATATATCCCCGGATTGGGCTTTTATGGCTTCGGATTGATCCACATGATTGGCGGATTAGCTAAATCTGCCACGTCATTGCTGCGACAACTAGTCGATGCAGGCACATTGTCCAATCTTCCGGGTGGTTTGAAGTCGAGAGGGCTCCGAATTAAGGGGGATGACACCCCAATCATGCCCGGGGAGTTCCGGGATGTGGATGTTCCGGGTGGCGCAATACGGGACAACATCAGTTTCTTGCCCTACAAAGAGCCAAGCAACGTTTTGTATCAGTTGATGGGCGATATTGTAGAGGAAGGGCGTCGATTTGCCTCTGCAGCAGACGTAAAAGCTGCAGATATGAACGCCGAGGCCCCGGTTGGGACCACGTTGGCCATACTTGAGCGGTCAATGAAGGTCATGAGCGCCATTCAGGCCCGTTTGCATGCCTCTATGCGCGTTGAATTGCGGATATTAAGCAACTTGGTCCGCGATTTTGGCCCCGAAAAGTACCCATACCTTGAAGATAGCAAGGATTTGGTGGCCGAAGACTTCGATGACCGCGTTGACATCATTCCAGTTAGCGATCCGAACGCTGGAACGATGGCTCAGCGCATTATGCAGTACCAAGCGGCGCTGCAATTGGCGGCACAGGCTCCGCAAATGTACGACATGCCTCTTTTGCACCGGCAAATGCTGGATGTTTTGGGTATTCAGGACGCAGATCAGATTGTTCCTACTGAAAAGGACATGAAGCCGACCGATCCTGTCAGTGAAAACATGGACATCATCAATGGTAAGCCGGTTAAGGCGTTTATTTACCAAGATCATGAGGCCCATATCCAAACTCATATGTCGGTTACCCAGAATCCAAAGATCATGGAGATTTTGGGCAAGAGTCCCAATGCTCAGAAGGCTCAGGCGGAATTAGCGGCGCATGTTCAGGAGCATTTGGCGTTCAGGTACCGTCAAGAGATCGAAAAAGAGCTTGGTATGGAACTTCCTGCGCCTGATGAGTCGCTGCCAGAAGATATTGAGTTTAGGATTTCTAAACTTGTTGCGCCTGCGGCGGCTCAGGTAACAGGCAAAGCGGCTCAGGAACAACAGGCCCAGCAAATGCAGCAGCAAATGCAAGACCCTGTCATTCAAATGCAACAGCAAGAGCTTCAAATTAAGCAGCAAGAGGTTCAGCAAAAAGCTCAGGCAGAAATGGCAAAAATTCAGCTTGATATGCAGAAGCTTGCGGCAAAAGCTGATCTGGATAGAGAGAAACTGGATCAGCAGGAAAGGATTGAGCAGGCTAAACTGGGTGTTAAGGTCGCTGAAACCAACACAAAGGAAGAATTGGAGAGTGCACGGATAGCATCCCAAGACCAATTAGAGGGCGCTAAGCTGGGCATAGAGATCGCCAAAGAGTTCATGGGCGACAAGTGACCAAGGAACTAGACATCTTTAATTATTTGCGGTCCAATATAATGGACCAGATGAATGACGCTGTTGACCACCTTAGTGGCGGCGGATGTAAAGATTACGCAGAATACACAAAGTGTTGTGGAATAATTCAGGGTCTGGCTCAAGCAGAGCGAGAAATCCTTGACGCCAAAGCTCGATATGAGCAGGCGCAGTGAAGTAGTGTAAGAGTCAAGCGACTCTGGGCGTTACCCAGTGCAAACGACTTCGGGCGTTATCCCGATGCAAAGGAGAAATAATGAGCGAAGCTGCTCAGCAACTAGAAGAGACTGAAGAGTCTCGCAACGCAAATCAACTTCCTGACCCCAAGGGGTACAAGATATTGATTGCGCTCCCCAATCCTGACTCGGAATACGAGGGCGGGATTATTAAGTCGAAAAAAACCATTCAAGAAGAAGAGCTTGGCTCTATTTGTGGGATGGTTTTGAAGATGGGTCCAGATTGCTATAAAGACCCTAACAGGTTTCCGTCCGGTTCTTTTTGCAAAGAAGGCGATTGGATCATTATGAGGTCTTATTCGGGCACTCGATTCAAAGTTCACGGCAAAGAGTTTCGTTTGATCAACGACGACAGCGTAGAAGCTGTGGTTGAAGACCCACGGGGAATTGTTAAGGCATGAGCGAAGCAACTGACGCAGTCTTTGAAGATGTACCCGCTTCTGCGGAAGAAAAGTTCTTTGGTGTAAAGACTACGCATACAAAGAACAAGGATGCCGAAGGGGGCTCTGAGTCTGGTGAGTACGAGTTTGAAATAATTGACGACCGTCCTCCCGAAGACAGGAGACCCGCTAAGGCTTCCGGTTCCGATGAAAGCGACAATGATGAGGAGCTTGGTCAGTATTCTGAGAAAGTTCAGAAAAGGCTAAACAAGCTCAAGTTTGATTACCATGAAGAGCGCAGACAGCGTGAAGCCGCAGAGCGAATGCGGGAAGAGGCTGTCAAGGTTGCTCAGCAGTATGCCGCTAAGAATCAGGAGCAAGAGTCTCTGATTTCTAGGGGCGAAGCTGCTTTGGTTGATCAGATCAGGGAGCGCGCTCAGGCTCACCTTGATGCTGCAAAGCAAGGTTATCGGAAAGCTTATGAAGAAGGCGATACCGATGGCGTGGTAAATACTCAAGAGCAGATGGTAAAGGCGCAAGCTGAGCTATCTGAGATAGAGCGTTATCACAACAATCTGCAGTCTCAGAATCAACAAGCCTTGGCTTATCAGCAACAGGCTTACCAGCAGGACGTTGCTAGGAGGGCGGCACACGATGTCGCTGCCCAGCGTTCGCAACAAGTTCAACAGCCTCAAGTGGAAGTTACCCCGGAGGCGAAAGAATGGGCAGGCAATAATCCGTGGTTCATGGCGGAAGGTCACGAAAGAATGACCGGAGCCGCTTATGGGGCTCACGAAGAAGCTGTCCGCAATGGCATTGACGTTAGGTCAAACGAATACTTTGACTACATCGACTCTGCCATGAGAGAACAATTTCCTAATTATGACTGGCAGGATCAAGGCGATACATATAGCCGTGGCGCGTCCGTGACTGCTAGTAAGCCCTCGACGGTGGTGGCACCTTCCGCAAGGAACAACGGTGCCAAACCGCGCAAAGTACGGTTAACGGCTACCCAAGTTGCCCTCGCCAAGCGGCTTGGATTGACAAATGAACAGTATGCCCAACATGCCGAAATGCTCTAAAGGAGATAGGTAATGGCAACAGAGCGCACCCCGAGAGAAAGTGAAACGCGAGAAGAGGAACAGTTCCGGCAGGATGATAGTTGGAATCCGGCATCTATATTGCCGACTCCCAAACCTCAAGATGGCTGGGTGTTCCGTTGGATTCGGACAAGCATTTTAGGGCAGTCTGACAACACAAACGTTTCTAGGTCTATGCGGGAAGGTTGGATACCTGTAAAGGCGGAAGACCACCCTGAACTGGAAATTCAGTCAGATTTTAACTCTAGGTTTCAAGGTAACGTCGAGGTTGGCGGTTTGCTGCTCTGTAAAGCTCCAGAGGAGAAGATCAGGTCACGAACCGAGCACTTCCAAAGAGTTTCTGCGAACCAGATGGAGTCCGTTGACAATAACTTCATGCGTGAAAATGACCCTCGTATGCCCCTTTCGGCACCCGAAAGGAATACGAGAACAACATTTGGCAGAAGTTAAACCCAGAGGGGTTGGCTTCTAATTAGTAAGGAGGCCACTAATGGCTACATCTGCAACCCCTATGGGGGCAGAACCTACTGATACTCTGAGTGCCAGCGGCTCTTTTACGGGCAAAGTTCGGCATATCAAGATTGCCAGTGGGTACGGTACGGCTATTTTTTACGGTGATTTCGTGAAGCTAGTTGCTGCCGGTACGTTGGAAAAGGCTGCAGTGACGACGGCTGTCGTTGCGGGCACTGTTGGTATCTTTGTGGGCTGCGCCTACACAGACCCCAGCACCAACCAAAAAACTTTCAACCAGCAATTCCCAGCATCTACCGCTGCAAGCGATATTGTCGGTTATGTGGTTGATGATCCTAAGTTGTTGTTCCGCATGCAGGCCGATGAGGCTATTGCTCAAACCGGGCTTGGAAACAACGTCTCTGCGGTTAACACCGCTGGATCAACCTCTATCGGTCGAAGCAAGAACGCCCTAGATGGCGGCTCCATTGCTACGACCAACTCACTACCACTGCGTGTCATTGATTTCGTAGACGGGCCAAGCAGCACTGTGGGTGACGCATACACTGATTGTATCGTTACTTATTTGCCGCTTAGTCATGCTTATGAAACCAAGCTCGGCGTTTAAGGAGAACTAAGCAATGGCAATTTCAAGAGCGCAAATGCTTAAAGAACTCCTGCCGGGGCTTAATGCTCTTTTTGGTTTGGAGTATGAGAAGTACGAAGATGAGCACACTCTCATTTATGAGACGGAAAGCTCTGATCGTTCTTTCGAGGAAGAGGTGAAGCTGTCAGGATTTGCTGCTGCGCCGGTTAAAGCTGAGGGCGCTGCCATCAGCTATGACTCCGCACAGGAATCTTTCACGGCTCGTTACAACCACGAAACCATCGCTATGGGCTTCGCCATTACCGAAGAAGCTATGGAAGATAACTTGTATGACTCTTTGTCTGCTCGTTACACCAAAGCTCTTGCTCGGGCTATGGCCTACACCAAGCAAGTTAAGGCGGTTAACCCGCTTAACAATGGCTTCACGAATAGTTACCAGTCAGGTGACGGGGTAAACCTGTTTACCGCATCTGGTGACGGCGTAACTGGTGGTGACGGTCACCCCCTCGTCAATGGCGGGAAAAACAGCAATCGGCCTTCTACGGCTGCTGACCTCAACGAAACGTCTCTGGAGAATGCAATTATTGATATTGCGGCCTTCACTGACGAACGTGGTCTGTTGATTGCTGCTCGTCCTCGTCGCCTGATCGTTCCTCCCGCTTTGATGTTTACGGCAGATCGCCTGCTTGAAACAACTCAGCGTGTTGGCACGGCAGACAATGATCTCAACGCTATTCGCAACATGGGTGCAATCCCTGAAGGGTACAGCGTTAATCATTACCTGACGGACAGCAATGCTTTCTTCCTGATTACGGACGTACCTAACGGTATGAAGCATTTCGAGCGGACCGAACTGGAAACCTCGATGGACGGAGACTTCGATACTGGCAACGTGCGCTACAAAGCTCGCGCTCGTTACAGTTTCGGTGTGTCTGACCCGCTGGGTATCTACGGATCACCCGGCGCAAGCTAAGACGGAAAGGGGGCGAAAGCCCCCTTTTTGTTGTAACCTTTCTTTTGGTCCAGTGTTTCATGTGAAACATTGGTCGCTTGTTCTTTTAATATCTTTCCCCTGACTGTAATGTTCCAACTAGAGCATTAGCAGACACTAGCCAAGACAGGAGAAACACATGGCTAACACCACCTTCACCGGAGCAGTCCGGTCTGAAAACGGCTTTGATGTCGTTTCAAAAAACAGCACAACCGGAGCGTTTACCACGTCCTTTACCCTTGACGGGTCTGGCATGCAGGTTACTCCGGTCTCTTTGGCCGACGCCGCTTCCACAACACTGACTGCTGCCGTAAATGGCGGACGTATCAACCTGATTGGCGATAACAGCCAAGACAGCACTTATACGCTTCCGGCCCCTTCGGCTGGTGTTTTTTATCGTTTTGTTTACGCAGGTGCTGCGGCAGATGCCACTGATGCGCTTATTGTTACCCCCGGTAACACAAACTTTTACAAAGGTGGCGTGACCTTCTTGGACACGGACAACGAAGTAAGTGTTGTGTTTTCTGACGGGAACTCTAATAGCAGCATTCAGATCAATGTTCCTGCAGCTTTCGACATTACGATCATTGGTCTTGATAGCACGAACTATCAAATCTTTGGGACTGTGACTGGCGCAACTGCTCCAGCATTTGCTGACCAATAATAGGAGGCATACATGGCTGATGCAGTAGCTACTCAAACAATTCAGGATGATGGTCGCACAGCCATATTTCGCTTTACGAATGTAAGCGATGGCACGGGAGAATCGGCGGTTGTAAAGATCGACGTTTCTTCCTTGTCGGCAGACCCTTTAACAAAGGCATCTTGTACGTCGGTAAGCATTCGGAAAATTTATTACTCAACCATTGGTATGGGGGTGAAGATTTTCTTTGACGCGACTACTGACGTACTCGCATGGCAATTGAATGCCGACTGGAGCGACACCCTAGATTTCTCTGATTTTTCTGGCGTCCCGAATAACTCGGGGTCCGGGAAAACAGGAGACATTGCCTTTACAACTGTAGGACATAGTAGTGGCGACGTTTACAACATCGTCATGGAAGTGTCGAAAAGCTACGGCTAATGGCAGCAAAAAAGAAAGCCAAGAAAAAGGCTAAATCTCGCGTAAATGAGGCTGGCAACTATACGAAGCCAGCCTTACGCAAGAGGCTTTTTAATGAGATAAAGTCGGGCGGCAAGGGCGGCAAGCCCGGGCAGTGGTCTGCTCGTAAAGCCCAGATGTTGGCTAAGCGTTATAAAGATGCTGGCGGGGGCTATAAAGACTAATGGCCTTTAAGAAACCCCAGAAGTCTCTTAAGAAGTGGACTAAGCAGGAGTGGGGGACCAAGTCTGGAAAGCCCTCTACTCAGGGCAAAAAGGCTACTGGAGAGAGGTACCTGCCAAAGAAAGCCAGAGAGGCTCTTAGCGACAAAGAGTATGCGGCGACCTCAAGGAAAAAGAGGTCCGATACTAAGAAAGGAAAGCAACATTCTAAGCAGCCAAAGAAGATAGCCAAGAAGACGGCGAGGCATCGCAAATGAGCTTAACTGACGCTGAAAAGAATAGGCTAAAAAAGGCTGGTCTTAGCGGTCTAAATAAGCCTAAAAGAACGCCTAAGCATCCTACGAAGAAGGGTGTGGTGGCTGTAAGGGATGGTGGCAAAGTAAAGATCATCCGGTTTGGTGATCAGAAGATGGGGCACAATTATTCGGCAGAGGCTCGTAAGTCCTTTAAGGCGAGGCATGCCAAGAATATAAAGAAAGGCCCTACCTCTGCTGCATATTGGGCAAACAAGGTTTTCTGGTCAGGGAAAGGCGGAAGCAAGAAGAGTCCACCAAAAAGCCAGAAACAAAAGTTTGGTAAGGGCTAATGACTATTAGTCGGGCACAGATGGGCAAGCAGATTAAAAATTCTTCATCCAAGAAGAAAAAGCAGGCGAAGGTTTCCAAGGTGATGAAAGAGTTTAAGGCGGGGAAGCTTAAGTCTGGCGGCTCCGGGAAGAAGGTTAAGAATCGAAAACAGGCAATTGCTATTGCGCTTAGTGAAGCAGCAGGCAAAAGAAAGCGTAGCTCTCGGAGGTCTTAGTAATGAAACTTAAAGATGTTCTTGCCGGGGGCGCTTTACCGGCTCTTGCAAAAAACGTGGACATAAAAGATGTTCTTACTGGGGGGCTTATCCCGGCGGTAGCAAAAGGTAGAGCAGACAGGCGTGCTGAAAAAGCAAAGCGGCTAGAAGAAGAAGACGCTATGCGGATAAAGCGGCAGATTGATATGGCCGGGGCTGCTCAAATGTTTGAGGGAGGGAAGACCTCCCGAAAGAGACCGATAGATGGGGCCGCCGTTAAGGGTAAAACCAAGGGGCGCATTGTTTAGATGGCTACCAGCGGAACATTCACGTTTAACTTGGATCTAGGCGATGCCATAGAGGAGGCGTTTGAACGCGCTGGCCTAGAGCTTCGCAGTGGTTACGATTACAAGACGGCCAGAAGAAGCATCGACCTGTTGATGCTGGAATGGCAAAACCGTGGATTAAACCTCTGGACTGTTAAGTTTGGCACCCAAGCTTTAACTGCTGGGACTAGTGCGTATACGCTGGACGGCAAGATTTTTGACATCGTAGAAGCTTTTCTGCGTACAGATGCTGGAGACACAGACAGCCAGTTTGACCAGAGCATGACCCGTATTTCGGTTAGCCAGTATGCTCATCTATCCAACAAGCTGACTCAATCAAAGCCCCTTGAATACTATGTGGAAAGAACTCCCACCGGCATAGTAATTAACCTCTGGCCCGCTCCTGACAGCCAAGAAACATATACCTTTGGTTATTACTACATGGAGAGGATAGAGGACGCAGGTAAGCCAGCCAGCAACAATATGGATGTCCCGGCAAGATACTTGCCGTGTCTGGTTGCGGGATTGGCTTACAACCTTTCTGTGAAATATCCAGAAGTGTCTGATAGGTCAACCTTGCTCAAGAGTGAATATGAGGAGCATTGGAACTTGGCTGCTGATGCTTCCAGAGAAAAGGCATCATTGTTTGTGACGCCCGGAGGGTATCGGCTTTGAGTTACGCAAGCGGCAAATATGCTTTTGGGTACTGTGACCGAACAGGGTTTCGGTACCCGAAAAAAGACTTGGTTCCTCAAATTGTTAATCAGAGGCCAACCGGCTTACTAGTTGGTAAGGATGTGGTTGACGAAGATCAACCTCAGTTGCAACTAGGCCGGGTTAGGGTTGATGACCCGGAGGCTTTAAGGAATCCAAGACCAGATCAGTCTATGGAAGAAAGCAGGCAGTTCTTTGCTTGGAATCCTGTCGGGGGCGGTATTACCGAACTTGGTAGCCGGACTGTGGGGCTGGACATGACTGGCAAAGTTGGAACAGTAACGGTTGTAACTTAATGGCTTGGACATTTACCACGCTGAAGCAGGCGATTCAGGATTACACGCAAAATAGCGAAACAACTTTCGTTAACAATTTGTCGGTAATCATCAAGCAGGCAGAGGACAGAATCCTTAAGTCTGCTCAATTGCCTGACTTTAGGAAGAACTCGACCGGCACGACAACAAGCGGCAATAAGTATTTGTCGATGCCTGATGACTTTTTGGCACCATACTCTTTGGCAGTAGACAACTCGGGCTATGAGTATTTGTTGTTTAAAGACGTTAATTTGATTAGGGAGGCTTATCCTGCCGCTTCCACTCAAGCGGTTCCGAAGTATTACGCGATCTTTACTGACTCGTCTTTTTTGCTAGGCCCTACCCCAAACAGTAATTACTCGGTTGAGCTTCATTACTTTTACAAACCCGAGTCTATTACCGCAGCCTCTTCTGGGACTAGTTGGCTGGGAACAAATGCAGAAAGCACTTTGTTGTATGGCTGTCTTTATGAGGCGTACACCTTTATGAAAGGCGACCCTGACATGCTGCAACTTTATGCCGGAAGGTATGAGGACGCCTTGCTTAAGCTTAAAGCTCTTGGTGAAGGCTACAGCACTACCGATAGTTATCGTTCCGGCTCTGTTCTGGCTGCGAGGCAGTAATGTCATTAATGGAAGGTGTTGTTGGCTCTGTTTCTGTTCAAACCACGAAAGATGGTGGGCTGTCTATTGACCATTGGGCCGACAGGGCTACGAATACTATTGTCTCTGTTGGGCGTAACAGTCATCCACTTGTGGCAGCACAAGCCGAAGCGTTTAAAGACGATGTCAGAAACGTTGTTAGGTATTACATGGCTCAAGCTGTTGAAAGCAGCAAGTCCAGCTTGATAGCTGAGCTAGTGTTTGCTGGGGAAACTGAATTAGCTGAAATTTTGAGGAAGATGTAGATGGCTATTACGCAAGCTATGGCTACTAGCTTTAAGAAAGAGCTTCTTGAAGCGGTGCATAATTTCAAAAACTCTGGCGGAAGCACATTTAACATTGCTTTGTATACCAGTAGCGCCTCTCTTGGGGCGGCAACAACGGCGTATACAACAAGCAATGAGGTTAGCGGAACGAATTATACAGCGAAGGGAAATACTCTTACCCGTGTTGATCCTAGCTCGTCTGGGACCACTGGCTTTACGGACTTTGCTGATACCACATGGAGTAGCGCCACAATTACTGCGAGAGGCGCAATGATTTTTAATGACTCTGCTAGTGGAGACCCTGCTGTCGCTATACTGGACTTTGGCGCAGACAAGACATCTACTGCTGGCGATTTTACGATTCAGTTCCCAACGGCAGATGCTTCTAACGCAATTATAAGAATTGTTTAGGAGGAGCGTTGGCTAATGTTTCCGGCTGGGGCAGAGGGACTTGGGGTCAAGGCACTTGGGGTTCGCCAATACCTGTCGAGGTTACTGGCGTTGCCGGAACAGGTAGCGTTGGCTCTGAAACAGTCACTGCAGGCGCAGATGTTTCAGCGTCCGGTGTTGCAGCGACTGGCTCGGTCGGCTCAGTCACAGTTACAGCAGGGACAGGAGTTACTGTCTCAGTTACTGGCGCGGCAGGTACTGCCTCTGTTGGTTCGGTTACGACTACAGGCGCAGCAGTTGTTGCCGAAACTGGTCTTGGTGCTAGTGGCGCTGTTGGGTCTGTTTCTGTATCTGGCATCGCTACTGTGGAGGCGACTGGCCTCTCTGGCACAGGATTTGTCGGAAGTGTTTCGGTTGTCGCTAAGGCAGTTGTCTCTGTTACTGGAGTGTCGGCAGAGGGTGAAACATCTGTTGTTTTGGTTTGGTCAGAAGTTGATGACAGCCAAACACCAGATTGGTCGCAAATATCTAGTAGCCAAACCCCGTCTTGGGCGGCAATTAGTGAATCTCAAACACCATCTTGGACTAGCGTCTCGACAAGTCAGACGCCGGGTTGGTCTGAAATTAGTAGCTCTCAAGTTGCTACTTGGGAAGAAGAGGTAGTTTAGAAATGGCAACTTATGTAAATGATCTCCGGCTCAAAGAAATTGCCACTGGCGATGAAAGTGGAACTTGGGGAACGAGCACGAATACTAACCTTGAGCTTATTGGCGAAGCTCTAGGGTACGGAACTCAAGACTGTTTTGGTTCTGATGCGAATGCTACGACCACGGTAGCGGATGGTGCGACGGACCCTGCACGGGCCATGTACTTTAAGATCACTTCTTCCGCGACGTTGAGTGCAACGCGTGAGCTAACTATTGCTCCCAATACTGTTAGTCGCGTCATGATCATTGAGAACGCAACTACTGGGTCTCAAATAATTACGATCAAGCAGGGTTCTGGCAATACGGTCAATGTGGGCAATGGTGCCGTTAAGGTTCTTTATCTCGACGGGGCCGGGTCAGGTGCTGCTGTTCAAGATGCGCTGGTTGACCTTGATCTGACGGGTACAACGACCGCGGCTACGGTGACCGCGTCTGGCGTAATTACTGCGGCTACTCTTGAGGCAACTGGAGACACCTCCGCTGGCGACAATGCCGCAATCGGCTACACCAGTGCGGAAGGCATCATTATTACCGGCCAAGGTAGTAGTACTGATGTCACGATCAAGAACGACGCTGATGCGACAGTTATGTCTATCGCAACCGGAACGACTCAGGCTACGTTCGCCGGGGAAGTTGTAGCGGCATCGTTAGATATTTCTGGGAATATCGACGTAGACGGAACAACCAATCTAGATGCTGTCGATATAGATGGTGCTGTCCAGATTGATAGCACGGTCACGGTCGGCGCGGATGACACTGGCTACGATGTTAAGTTTTTTGGTGCTACCGCCAGTGCCTACATGCTGTGGGATGAGTCCGCAGATGATCTTATTCTGGCAGGCGCAGCAAGAGTCGTTGTACCTGCAAGCGGGTTAGTTATTGGCAGTACCGCCGTGACATCAACCGCAGCAGAACTCAACGTCCTTGACCCGGCGCTTAAAGAGAACAGTTCAATTTGGATTGGTTCTGATCCTTCTGGAACCACTAGCACCGCTCAATATAACGTGGCATTGGGCGTCAATGCGCTTGATGCAATAACGACGGCAGATAGAGTTACCGCAATTGGCTACAACGCTTTAAGTGCCTTGACGACGGGTAGTTCTAACACCGCTGTGGGGGACGAAGCCCTCCTTGCCAATACCACAGGAAATTCAAATGTAGCTGTGGGCGGCAGAGCCCTTACGGCTAACACGACTGGGGATAGAAATACGGCGGTCGGCTATCAATCTCTCTATGCCATGAATCCTGCTAGTAATGTGGATATGTACAACACGGCGTTAGGCTATAACGCTGGGTACGATCTAACTACCGGAGTGGCTAATACCCTAATAGGCGGTGAGGTTGCACAGGAACTCACGACTGGGGATTACAACACTGCTGTAGGTTACAGAGCGGGGGGAGGGGCTGCAGGAGCAGAAACAACATCAGACTACAACACATCCTTTGGGTATAAAGCTCTTGAGTCGGTGACGACTGGTGATGTTAATGTCGCGATAGGCTCCAACGCTCTCACTAGTAATGTTTACGGAGACCGTAACGTTGCTATCGGCCACAACGCTTTGAATAAGGCGAACCCTGACAGCAAGACTGATACATATAACGTAGCGATAGGTCTTAACGCTGGGTTCGATGTAACCACCGGGACTGAGAATGTCTTTATTGGAGGTTTGGCCGGAGACGAAGTATCTACAGCAAGCGGTAATGTAGCTGTTGGCTATCTGTCGGGGGCTGCTAACGCAACTTCAACAGGCTCCTATAACACTTCTATAGGTCGCGGTGCTGGGTATGCTTTAACCTCTGGAATTTCCAATACCTTTGTAGGGCGTGCAGCAGGTTATGCTCAGACCACAGGTAACTACACCGTGGCTATTGGAGAGTACGCCGGGGTAAATATCACCACTGCTTCAAATAATATTGCAATAGGTAAGAGTGCGCTGCACGCTAATGAGACGGCCAGCAATAACACCGCTATAGGCAGAAATGCGGGGTATGACACCACTGGAGCCGAAAATACTTTTGTTGGAGCCTATAGTGGCGAAGAAGTTTCTAGCGGAAACTACAACACTGCCGTTGGTTATAACGCTAACGGAGGAGCTTCTGCTTCCGCCTCCACTGGGGACGGGAACACTTCTCTTGGTCACTCTACCCTAGAGGCTGTAACTTCGGGCCACTCTAATGTTGCTCTTGGTAAGAATGCCATGATTGCAGCAACTACGGCCCAAAACAACGTAGCTATTGGCTATCAAGCTCTGGATGCTGCTACGACCTCATTTTATAACGTGGCGGTTGGCTCTCAGGCGCTTACTGCAAATGACACTGGCAACTACAACACTGCTGTCGGGTATGGGTCTTTGAAGGCTCAGAGCGGGGATGCCAACAACAACACCGCATTGGGTTATTTAGCGGGAGAAGCCATTACCACTGGCGACAACAACACCTATGTCGGAGCTTTTGCTGGTGATGAAGCCACTACCGCAGAATACACCGTGGCGGTTGGATACGGCGCTGGTGGTAGCAATACGGAGGCTACTGGAAATTACAATACGGCGGTCGGCTATACGGCGCTCCAGAATGCTACTACCGCAGGGTCTAATACCGCCATTGGTGGTTTTGCAATGCAACAGGTCACCACGGGAGCCAACAATACAGCTGTCGGCTATACGGCGCTGGATGCAATTACCACTGGGTCGGATAACGTCGCCGTGGGTAGAGGTGCAGCTACTGCTCTGACAGAAGGGATTAATACGACAGCCGTAGGGAGACACGCTCTTGCTGCGGTGACAACTGCTGGTAGTAACGTAGCGGTGGGATATGGCGCGGCGGAAAACACAACTACGGGAAATCTAAACACAGCCGTAGGCACCCAAGCACTTAAAGAAAATACTGTAGGCGACAGAAATACTGCCATAGGCTATCAGGCTTTATTCCAAGTAGATCAGGCTTCAAATGAGGACACGGACAATGTAGCCGTAGGGATGCATGCAGGTCGTGGCATTACTACAGGAACGCAGAACGTCTCTATTGGTACTTATTCAATGGAGGATGGCAATGTTACTGGAGATTACAACAATGCGTTAGGAACTTTTGCAGGGGAGAAGCTGACCTCTGGTACTCAAAATGTGATGCTTGGAGGCAGGGCAGGAAAAGAATTAACGGAAGGAGATTACAACACATACGTCGGCCACCAAGCTGGTGGAGGGGCTGCTTCTAACGCTGGCACAGGTGATTACAACACTGCTGTAGGTAGAAACGCTCTTTCAAAAATTGAAGGAGCCGCTGCGGGTAATACCGCGCTGGGCTTCGGGGCGCTTGAAAGCTCGACCACAGTTTCTAACAGTACGGCAGTTGGTGGTGCTGCGCTGCAACTTTCCACTGCGGCAGACAACACGGCCGTTGGCTATCGAGCCATGACCAGCAATACCACGGGCATCTACAACGTAGCCGTGGGCGACAACGCGCTAAGGTCCAATCAAGATGACCACGGCAGTACCGCTGTCGGCTACAGAGCCTTGTACTCCTCCGATTACACGACTTCTGCAACTTATATTTATAACGTGGCTCTCGGCTATCAGGCGGGATATAGCGTCTCTCTTGGAACATCAAATGTAATTATCGGGGGAAACGCAGGCCAAGACACGGTGCCTCTGACGACTGGAGACAGTAACGTAATCATTGGCAGAAGTGCCAGAACCAGTGGAGGCGACAGCAATAATCAAATCGTTTTAGGGCGAGATGTTACGGGCAACGCAGATGACTCCCTGTGCTTTGGAAACGGGTCAACCGACTCTGCAATTGCTTTCGGTGCAACTTCAATAACAGCCCCATCAGATGTTCGCTACAAAGAAAACATTGAAAATCAACAGGCAGGGTTAAGTTTTATCAATGACCTGCGACCTGTAACTTTCAATTGGAAGAAGAAGAAAGATTTGCCGAAAGATCATTTTGCCTATGAAGATTCTGAAGAACGCGAAATGAACGACAAAACTAATCACGGTTTCATAGCCCAAGAGGTCAAGGCCGTTATCGACGCGCATCCAGAAATAGCTGACGGGTTTGATATGTGGTCAGAAGACGAGGCTGATGGTAGGCAGAGGGTCGCTCCGGGGGCCATCATTCCAATACTAGTTACAGCAATTCAAGAACTTTCGGCAGAACTCAAAGAGATTAAGGAGAAATAATGGCAGCGGAACCACGTACCACTGAGCAGAAGGCCCAAGACTACAAAGCAATGGGGCACTCCGTTTCCCTGATTGACATCATTAGGACTGATTCAGACCCGGCTTACAAAGAGAATATGTCAGTTGAAGAACGGAAAGAGACCGTGTCAAGAAACGTAGAACACCTTGAAATCATGGTTGCTCTTGAGGACTGGGGTTCTGAGGATATGACAGCCTCAAAGGCAGCGATCACCAACGGCAAGGCGTATGTAGCATCATGAGCGACGAAGCACTAGATTTTGAGGTAGAAGAAGATACAGCGGAGGTTGTGGAGCTTCCGCCTGCGATTGAAAAGTTGCAGGCAAAGCAGGCCCGGCTTCAGCAGGAAATCGCGAAGTATCAGGCTCAGATCAATGAGCTTGTTGAGCGGCACGAGACAGCACAAATGGCGTTTGCCCAGTGCGCGCTGTTGATTCAGGCGCAGACCGAAGCGAATTAAGATGAACGAGCTAGACCCTGCCAATAAAGCTCTTGTTGAAATCGAGGCCCACGAACGAGAGTGCCGCCTTCGGTATGAGTCTATTGAGGAGAGTCTTGAGCGTGGATCGAAACGGTTCGACAAGCTTGAAAACATGATCTGGGGCATCTACGGTGCCTTGATCGCGGCAGTGATTTTCCCGCAGGTTCTAAAACTTGTGACTTAATATGGCTATCAACAGCATCGACCAAACGACCGGGAATCCACCAGCAATTGCGTGGAGGCGGGTTGCCAATCGTCAGATGCAAGAGTTAGTCATGGCGTCTGACGGCGCTCCTGTCAAAAAAGTCACAGAAATTTCTGAGACTCAGCTTTACCAGCTACGCGGGAACAAAATGCTTGTTACCGACATTAGTCGGTCGATGTCCACCGTCGATATAAAAGTATGATTGCCGAGCTTTCAGCCGCGTTCGCCGCGCTCAAGGCCGTAAACGAAGGCATTCAAAGTCTTCGTGATGCTCACGGTCATAGTCGTGATCTTGGAAGCATCCTTGGCTCTTGGAGCGAAGCCGCTATGGCGGCTAAAGAGTGCGAGAAAATTCAAGCCGCTGGGAAAATGAGCTATTCCGAGGCTTTGCGGCTGGAGAGCGTTACCCGTCAAGTTGCGAACTACGACAGAATGTTGCATGACGTGTGCTTACTCCAAGGCCAAGGCGATCTGTACAAAAGTATCAAAGCGCGAATGGCCGAAGCTGAGGCAAATGCGGCGAAAGAAGTCGCTAGAATTAAAGCTCAACGGAAAAAGCGGATTGCATTTTGGAAAGAAATTGGTCAAATATTTTCGATCATGTTTGGCATGCTTCTGATGTCAATTTTTGCTATCTGGGTGTTCTTCACTTTCTTTTACGGGGCTGACTAGATGTCTAAAAAACTGGAACCCAAATCTCAGTACGCCGAGTTTGATTTGGACGGGGATGGCACGGTTACAGATGATGAGATTCGCCGCTCACAAGACATGCTTGAATTGGAGATGCGAGAGGAAAAGGCCGACACCCAGCGCCGCATGGCGTGGGTAGCGATGTGCTCCATGTGCGTCTTTGCTATTTTACCTCTAATGCCATTTGTTCCAGAGGCTCGCTTAGCTACGCTTGCGAGTCTGAGTGACATGCTGTTTCTTTCTCAGGCATCAGTGGTTGGGCTGTATTTCGGCGCGACTGCGTATATGGCTAGAAAATGATGTGGCAGGTTTCGGGGGTCTTAGGAGCCGCACTGGTCATGTGCGGGATTTCTTTTAAGGTTTATTACGATAGATCAGAGGCCGAAAAAGCTGCCTTAAAGACTGAGCTTCAAGTGGCGATAAACAATCAAGCTGTTTTGGAAGGAACGATTAGTTCTCAAAACAAGGAAATCCTTGATCGAATAGAAACAGAAAAGCAAAACTTTCAAAGGATTAGTGAACTTTCTGATGCGGCAAGGGCTGCAGAAACTCAAGTAGCCGACATGAGAAGGACGTTTGCCAAGCACAATTTGAACATGCTTTCGATAAAGAAGCCGGGTTTAATCCAAAAGGTAATTAACAAAGGAACGTTAAGGGTCAATGAAGAGCTTGCCTCTATTACTAATCCTGATCAGTTTAACTAGCTGTGCATTAGTAAGACCGACCCCGGTTCCTGATGTAAATCAGGTTGAGGTTATTACGATTGAAAAACCCGCTCCGGTGTACCATCCGCCGCTGCCTAATCAAATAAACCCGCTTCTTGTTGAATGGAAGGTTCTGACCCCGGAGACGATGCAGGAATATTTAGATGCCCTTGAGGTGGGAAATGCTCCAGTTGATGCCTATTACGGACTGACTCCGAAGGGTTACGAAAATCTAAGTACAAACATAGCCGAAGTTAAGCGTTACATTCGACAAGCATTAAGCATCATTAAGTATTACAGAGACTTGGACGAAGATGAGTTATCGACTGAAGAAGATGTTGAAGCGCCATGAAGGCGTAAAGACCCATGCTTACGAAGACCATCTTGGTCTAACCACGATTGGTGTTGGGCGGTGTCTTGCTGAGGGCTCTCTTGGTCTTAGCGAAGAAGAGATAGATTTCTTGCTGGATAATGATGTCAGTCGTTGTCGAAAAGAACTTACTTCTGAGTATGAATGGTTTGACGATCTGGACATCGTAAGGCGAGACGCCCTTATAGATTTGTCATTCAATATTGGCCAGACAAGGCTTCGTGGGTTTGTGAAGGCATTAGGTCATATGGCTGACGGTAACTATACTGAGGCGAGTAAAGAATTTTACGACAGCAAATGGGCAACCCAAGTGGGTGATCGAGCCTTAGAAATATGCCAGATGATTGAGTCTGGCGAATATCAGGAGAGATAGCATGTCTCAGTTTCCCGGAGATATAGGTTCGGTTTATCTGCGAAGAAGGCACGATCCTTTCGCGCAATACGACCCGAGGCGGGACATGACGCCTAGAGGCCCGTTGAGCCCGGGAAAAGGCAGAGGCCCATCTGGTCCGGGGAAGGGCAGAGGCCGATCTCTTCCGGGGAAAGGTGGGGGTCCGTCCCGCCAACCTCTTGATCCGCTAAGAAATATTGGGAACGTGCCTCCTTCTTTGAGCAACTTCAATAGAGCCCTTCAGGAAGCACTTCGGTCTGGCGTTGATCTCGATCCTAGCGTTCCCGATCCTTTTGCTGGGGGAATACAGCAGGCTCGCCCGGCCCAGAACTACAGGCAAAATCTGTTCCGACAGCCTCCACCTCCATTTGATCCTCGCGGTTCCGGTGCTATTGCTTCAGGAGAAGTTCAACTTCCCGGTCATCAGGGGCGAATAGGTCAAAGACCGGGCATGCCGCCGGGCATGCCGGGTGGCAGGGAGCCAATGGCAGGAGGGAGTTACTTTGACGAAGATGGCAATAGGGTAGATTTTGGCGGCGGTAACAGGGGTCCAGTAGCAAGTATTCCCACACCTGTGCCTATGGACCCTCCTTACATGCCGGGTTTTCCGATGCCTATGGACCCTCCTTACATGCCGGGGTTTCCGGAACCGGGTAGGGGCAGGGGACCATCTGGCCCGGGGAAAGGTAGGGGTCCAATAATGGGCTCCCCGGGTTTTCCGAGTCCCGGCAAAGGTAGAGGACCATCTGGCCCGGGTAA